GCGTCCGACGCGGGTCTGGAAGTGTACGATTGTCCGGCGATCGATGTGGGCAAGGCCTTCCCCGGACAGTTCGACCTTGTGTTCACGGCCGGCGTTTTGATCCACGTTGGCACGGACGATCTGTCCGAGGTGATGGACAACATCATTGCGGCCTCAAAGAAATACGTCCTGGCCGTCGAATACCCAGCCGCAAGCGAGCAGGAGATCACCTACCGCGGCCACGCAGAGCGGCTCTGGAAACGGCCTTTCGGGAAACTCTATCAGGCCAAAGGTTTGAAGACTGTTGAGACAAGCGATGCTGGCGACGGCTTCGACGCTTGCACGTCGTGGCTTTTGCAGAAGGGTGACGCATGAAGCGCTGCCGCATCTGCATCTATCCCGACACCCGGCCCGACGCTCACTTCGTCGACGGGGTTTGTTCGGCTTGCCGGTCTCATGAGCAGACCTATGAGATCGATTGGGCACTTCGCAAGGCGGCCCTCAAGGACATGATTGCCGAGGCCAAGGCCCGCAAGGCGCCCTACGACGTCGTGGTCCCGGTCTCAGGCGGAAAAGATAGCACATATCAATGCCTTATCATGTTGGAGGCTGGCGCCAAGGTTCTGGCCGTCAATGGCGCGACCGACATGTTGTCAGACATTGGCCGGCGAAACCTTGACAACCTGAAGCGCTATTGTGACGTCATCGAGTGGACGCCCAATATCGAAGTCCGCAAGAAGCTTATCCGCATCGGGCTCCATCGAGTCGGTGATCTGAGCTGGCCCGAACACCTCTCGATCTGGTCCCTGCCGACCAAGGTCGCGGTCAAATTCGGCATTCCCCTCGTTGTGTGGGGAGAACAGCCGCAGAGAGAATACGCCACGCCCGAGGGGGTTATCCCCGCCACGGAGCTCAACGCCCGGTGGGTGGCGGAATTTGGCGGCATGAACGGTCTGCGTCTGTCCGACCTTGTCGGCGCGGACGGACTGACGGAACGGGATCTTGAGGTCTTCAAGTTCCCCTCGGACTCGGACCTCGCTGCGGCCAATGTCAAGGGGATTTGGCTGGGGGACTACATCCCGTGGGACGGCTGGAAAAACGCTTTCATATCTCAGCAGTTCGGCTGGGAGACGCTCCCGCACCCGGTTGAGACGTCGCTTGCGAACTATGAGAACCTCGACAACCATTTCACGGTGCTGCGCGACTATCTGCGCTTCCTGAAGTACGGCTACACCCGGGGCACGGACATCGCCTGCAATCACGTTCGCCGCGGCCGCCTCACCCGCGAGGAAGCGCTGTTGCTGGAAGCTAAGACGGTGCAGTTCCCGGAAACCTCCCTCGGCAAGCCGATTGATGAGGTACTGGCCTATGCTGGCCTGACCCGGCAGGATTTCTTGGCCGAATGTGCGCGTTGGGTGAACCCGGACCTGTTCATCTACAAGGACGAATGGCCGGTGCTTAAGACCGATGCTCGCAACTCGCATTATCCCCTCGCTGCTGAATAAGCGCGGGGCCCTGGTCAAAGGCCGAGGCTTCAACGCCAACCGGGTCATCGGCCACACGTTACAGGCGGTTCGGGTCTACCAGTCCCGAGACGTCGACGAACTGATCTATCTCGACATTGCGGCCAACAACGGGCCAGACTTCGCCTTGATCGACCAGTTCGCCCAAGAGTGTTTCATGCCCCTCACCATCGGGGGAGGCGTCAGAAACATGGAGCACTTCGCCCGTCTGATCAAAGGCGGGGCGGACAAGGTCTCACTCAACACGGCGGCCGTCGAAAACCCGGACCTCATTCGCCACGCGGCGGAGAAGTTCGGACGCCAAGCCGTGGTGGTTTCGATCGACGTGAAGGGCTCAACGGTCCACACGCAAAACGGGACGCACGACACGGGCTTAGACCCGGTTGAATTTGCTGAACACGTTCAAAGCCTTGGGGCGGGAGAAATCCTCCTGAACCGCATCGAGCGCGACGGCACCTTGCAAGGCTATGACCTCGACCTGATCGGCAGGGTCGCCAGCAAGGTTTCTATCCCAGTCATCGCTTCAGGCGGGGCTGGATCCTACGACGATTTAAAGGCTGGGCTCGATTGTGGGGCTCATGCCGTTGCAGCCGGCGCGATGTGGAGTTTCACAGACTCAACTCCGGCCCATGCTGCAAACCATTTGGCTCAGCTTGGAGTGCCCGTCCGCCTCCGGCTCGTGGCCTAGTGTGCCTGTAAGCGTAAGCGTAACGCCTGCCCGCTCCGACATAGCCCGCTGGCACAGGTAACTCCACCCAGCAATAAGCAACCAAGCAAAACGGAGCAAGACTATGCCACGTCCTAAAATACAAACCTCCATCCAGGGCCGGCTGTTCGGCGTCGACGTCAACGGCTATCCGGTCTCGGAAGCCAATGAGCTTGTAAGCGCCACCTCGGCAACCACGGCTACGGCCATGAAGCCGGGCGGCATCACGATCATGTCGAGCGCTGTTGCGACTTGGACCTTGTCGGCTCCCTATCCGGGTGTCCTCAAGACCATCAAGCGCAACTCAACCTCGACCACGACGACCGGCACCATTTCCGCCGGCACGTCTTCCGTCGTGGGCTCGACGAACCTCTTCGCCACGATGGCCCTAACCGGTGGTGCAGCCGTTCAACTGGTTGGTCTCTCGACCGCCCAGTGGGGTGTGCTCAACACCTACGGCACTGTCACCTTTACAACCTAATCACCTAAACAGGGACCGACACCCTATGCCAAAATACGCACTGATCGGGTCCGCGCCATCTTCAGTGACGCGGGCCCCTTACGACGATCCGTCCTGGACGATCGTTGGCTGTTCTCCCGGCGCTTATCCGCACTGCCGCCGCGCCGACGTGTACTTTGAAATCCATTCGCGCACATTGGACCCCTCAGTCTTCTCGGCTGAGTACATCAAGTTCCTGTCCAACGTCGAAACCGTCTACCTGCTTCACCCTTGGCCGGAACTCCCCAACGGCAAGGTGTTCCCCTTCGACGACTACCTGCGCAAGTACGGCCCCTACTGGTTCTCGTCCTCGCTCTCCTGGATGTTTGCCTATGCCATCGAGCAGGGTGCAACGGAGATCGGACTTTGGGGCGTGGACATGGCCTCACAAGAGGAATACATCGCCCAGCGTCATGCCTGCCAGTGGTGGATCCAGAAGGCCCAGAGCCTCGGCATTAACGTGGTGCTCCCGATCGAGAGCGACCTGAACCGCCCGTTCCCGCTCTATGGGCTGTGCGAAGCCGACCCGATGTACGTCAAGATCATGCACCGCAAGTCTGAGCTGGTTGCCCGGTACAATGAGGCCGCGCAGAACCGCGACAAGGCGGAGCGTGAACGCATAGCGGCAGACCGCGAGATGGCCTTCTACGAGGGTGCGGTCGACGACATCAACTACCAGATCAAGGTCTGGACCGCTGATCGCATGATGCAGCGGCACGTTGGGCACGTTGAGGCTGGGATCACGTTCCACTCCCCGCCGTTCCCGCCGCGGCCGGACAGCGTAGAAGAGAAGAAGGCCCTTCTTGCTGAGACCGACAAGGCGTTTCGCAAAGGCGGCCGGAAGGTGAGGGCGTAAGCCATGGCAGATCAAGACCCTGCCACCGGACGCTTCACTGTCGGCAACAAAGCCTGGAAGGCCAGATCATCAGCGGGCCCAAATCCCAAGTTCGAAACGGCCGATGATCTTTGGGAAGCATGTGTCGAATACTTCGAATGGGTGGACTCAAATCCCCTATGGGAAGACCGCCTTGTGACGTTCCAAGGATCAGCCAGTCACGAGCCGGTTGCGAAGATGCGGGCCATGACAATCGTAGGCCTTTGTATTTTCTTGGATATTGGCACTGCGACTTGGTTCTCTTGGCGCAAAACTCGTCCCGATTTGTTGGACATCATGACGCGCGTAGAAAATATCATCTACCAGCAGAAGTTCAGCGGCGCTGCGGCGGACCTCTTGAACGCCAACATTATCGCCCGTGATTTGGGGCTCGCGGACAAGTCGGAAATCACCGGCAAGGACGGCGGACCTATCGAAACCAAGGAAGGATCTGACCTCGAAACCGCTCGTCGGATCGCCTTCATGCTTGGCCGTGCCGTAGGACGCCAGGACAAGAAGTCCGATGTCTCTACTGGATGAAATCCTAACGAAACTTCAGGCCCTGCCACCTGAAGAGCGCAAGGAGATCGAGACGGCGGCCCTTGAAGCCACGAAAGCCATGCGTTGGGTGCCAAATCCCGGCGCCCAGACTGATGCTTTCATGTCCTTTGCTGATGTGCTTCTTTATGGGGGTGCAGGAGGCGGAGGGAAAGCCCTGGATATACGCACACCTATTGCGACTCCATTCGGCTGGACGACGATGGGAGAGGTCCAAGTTGGGGACCAAGTTTTTGACGAGACTGGGAAGCCGTGTCGTGTCGTCGGGGCTACCGAGATCATGTTTGGGCGCCCGTGCTACGAGGTGTCATTTTCAGACGGATCAAAGATCGTAGCGGATGCCGAGCACGGCTGGCTGACGCTGACGGCAAACGATAGAGATAAGCTGTTAAAGTATAGCCCCGAATGGCGAGATAGGAGAAAGGCAAACAGACCGAGCCGAGCCAAGCAGTTGTCGCAGAAGCCATGGGTTTCGAAATCGATAACTGAGATCAATAGGAATCGGCAACACATTTACAAGTCAATGCCGTCTGGGTCAGTCAAGGCGACAAAGGAACTTGCCGAGACACTGTATCAGGGAAGGGCGCTGAACCACAGCATTGCTGTCTCAGGCGCGCTGCAATGTGAGGATATCCCTCTCATAATTGATCCCTACTTGCTCGGTCTTTGGCTTGGCGATGGTTCGACGGCATCGGCAGAAATAACGTCAGCCGATGAAGAAATCCTCCAGTCTGTCGCGTCATTCGGGTTTGTTGTTAAATTCCGTTCCAATTACACTTATGGGATCAACGGCGGGTTTAAAGTACAGCTACGCCAAGTCGGCGTTCTGGGTAACAAGCACATACCGCCCGCCTATCTGCGGGCGAGTGTTGATCAGCGGCTGGCGTTGTTGCAAGGGTTGATGGACACGGACGGCACTAGCGACACGCGCGGCCAGTGCGAATTCACATCGACCAAGCGTCGGCTAGCGGACGATATTCTTGAGTTGATCCTATCCCTCGGGATCAAAGTAACGCTTCGAGAGGGTTTGGCCAAGCTGAACGGGCGTGTGATTGGCCCGAAATACACGTTGAAGTTCCTTACCGACAAACCAGTGTTCCGCCTATCAAGAAAGCTGATCCGGCAGAAACGGGGCGGGTTCAGAGGCACACACGAACGGCGCTACATCACGGCTGTCGAGAAGATCGAAAGCGTTCCTGTCCGGTGCATTGAGGTAAACAGCCCGTCGCATCTCTATTTGGCTGGACGGTCAATGATCCCAACGCACAACAGCGATCTTGGGTTAGGTCTCGCCTTCACGCAGCATCGCCGGTCGCTCCTGCTTCGCCGCCGGTACGCCAACCTCTCGGCCTTGACCGAACGTGCGATCAAGATCAACGGTTCAAAGAACGGGTTCAACGGCTCTCCGCCGCCCCTGCTCCGGACCTCGGACGGACGGTACATTCAGTTCGGCGCCAACCAGCACTTGGGCGACGAGCAGGACTGGCAGGGCCACCCGTTCGACCTGAAGTATTTCGACGAGGCCACGCAGTTCCTCGAGCAGCAAGTCCGGTTCCACATGGGCTGGATGCGACTGTCCGACGAGGTGCTCGACCGAAACCAGAGAGTCCGGGTTGTCCTTGGCTCCAACCCGCCCGTCGACGCGGACGGCGATTGGATCATCGGCATGTTCCGGCCCTGGCTGGACCTGACACACCCCAACCCGGCCAAGCCCGGCGAATTGCGCTGGTTCGTGACGGCTGAGGACGGCTCTGATCTGGAAGTGGATGAGGCCGACCTTACTCGTGTGGCCAGCGGGGCCTACGTTCACAAGTCCATGGTCAACCGGGAGGGGAAACCGATCGGGGCCAAGTCTCGGTCGTTCATCCCGGCAAAGCTGGCCGATAACCCGTTCCTGGTGAACACGGACTACGGGAGCCAGCTTGACGGCCTTCCGGAGCCTCTTCGCTCTGCCATCCGTGACGGCAACTTCATGGCTGCGCGCAAGGATGCCGAGTGGCAGGTGATCCCCACCCAGTGGATTGTGGAAGCGCAAGCCCGCTGGAAAAAGGAGGGCTGGAAGGACTACACGATGACCGCCATGGGGTTTGATCCTGCTGGCGGTGGCAAGGACGGGGCGGAGTTGGCCCCTCGTCATGGGCCTTGGTACGCTGAAATCATCTCGGCAAAGGGGGCTGAGACTGCGGACGGTTCGGCCGCGGCCGCAACCATCATCAGGCATCGCCGGGATAACGCCGCGATCGTGATCGACGTGGGCGGTGGTTGGGGCGGTGCCGTCAAGATGCGTCTGAAGGACAACCAGATCGAAACCGTCGGGTTCAACGGGGCTGGGGTTTCGACCGCACGCACACGGGACGGGCAGCTTCGTTTTGCGAACAAGCGGGCTGAGGCTTATTGGAAATTCAGGGAGGCGTTAGATCCGGACCAGCCGGGCGGGTCTCCTATCGCACTGCCGCCTGATCCTGAAATGAGGGCGGATCTCGCAGCGCCAACCTACGAGGTTGGGCCGCGCGGGATTATCCTTGAGAGCAAAGACGATCTTCGACAGCGCCTTGGCCGCTCGCCGGGCAAGGGTGATGCCGTGGTGATGGCTTTATCTGAAGGCGATGCCGCTGTTCGCCGCGGCAAGGGCGGCGTTCATTCGAGTTGGTTCACTGAGAGACCGAAATTCGCAACCGTGAGCGCTAGTGCTCAACGCAGAAGGAGAACTTGATATGGGTGGATTGTTGGGCGGAGCACCGAAGGCCGCACCGGTGGTTCGGATGCCGGACCAGAAAGATCCTGCAGCCCTTGCGGCACAGAGCGAAGCGCGCCGGCGCCAGCTTGCCTCCGGGGGCCGTGATTCAACGAACCTCACAGGCGCAAGCACGTATTCCAACGACAAGCTTGGCCAGTAAGAAACCAGGACGGGGACAAAGAGCATGAGCGACGCCAGAGCTAAAGAGTTGCTTGCTCTCGGCAGCAAGCTTCATACGACCAAAACCCCGTACAACTCGCTGTGCCAGGAAATCGCGATCAACATCTATCCAGAGCGCGCGGATTTCATGACGCCGCTGATCTTGGGTAATGAGTTCTCAGCCCATCTAGCGGACAGCTTTCCGGTCCTTGCCCGACGTGAGCTTGGCGACTCTCTATCGGCTACCCTTCGCCCCCGCGATCGGGCCTGGAACATGTGTTCAACCGGCATTGAGTCGATTGATAGCCAGCCTGAAGTGGCCCGCTTTCTGGAATATCTGACTATCACAACCCGCTCGCATATGTATGATCCGCGGGCAAAATTTGTGAAGGCGACCAAGGAAGGCGACCACGATTATGTGACGTTCGGCCAGCCTGTCATCTCCGTTGAGGAGGCCCCAGGCAGGGATCACATCTACTACAAGTGCCACCATGTCCGTGACTGTGCTTGGCTGGAAAACGAGATTGGCGAGATCGACCACCTGCACCGCAAGGACAAGATGTCGGCTCGCGCCATGGTGCGCAAGTTTGCCCCCAAGGAACTGCACGAGCAGATCAAGAAGGCTGCGGAAAGAGAGCCCAATCGCGAGTTTGAGATCCGCGTTGTGGCCCTTCCAACGGATGAATACGAGACGTTCGGCCCCAACGACAAGGCCAGCAAGAAGAAAAAGCTTCCCTTCGTCATCGTCTACCTCGACGTCGAGAACGAATGCGTTATTCGCGAAGCTTACAATGCCGTGTTTCCCTACGTCATTCCGCGCTGGAAGACGATCTCAGGGTCACAGTACGCTTTCTCTCCGGCAGCCATGACGGCCTTGCCGGATGCCCGCATGGCGCAGGCCCTGTCTTCGATCATCCTCGAGGCCGGAGAAAAGCAGATCAACCCGCCGATCGTCGCCCGCGATGAGGTCATTCGGGACGCTTCCCTACAGGCTGGTGCCATTACTTGGGCCGATGCAGAGTACGACGGCCCCCTCAAAGACCATTTTATGCCGGTGAACCTCGGCGCTGACATGAAGACAGCCTTTGCCATGCAGCAGGGTCTTCGTGAGATGCTGAGCCGCGCCTTCTTCATCGACAAACTCAGCCTTCCCGACTCAGGCGCGCAGCGCACGGCCTATGAGATCGCCCAGCTTCTCGAGCAGCATGTGCGAAACCTCCTCCCGCTCTTTGAGCCGATGGAGACGGAATACAACGCCAAGATCCTTGATAAGACGTTCGCAGTCCTCCGCAACATGAACGTGTATGATTTCTCCATGATGCCGGACGCTCTTCGCCAGCTTCAAAGCCCGGTCACTTGGCGCTTCCGCAATCCCATGCAGGAAGTCTCCGACCGCATCATGGTCCAGCAGTTCCAAGAGGCTCTTCAGATTGAAGGTGCGGCGATGCAGGTGGGCGTCTCTGTCCCCCGCACAGATTTCAAGAAAGCCCGCGACGACGCCATTCGTGGCGTGGGTGTGCCAGCCAAGTGGCGCCGCCCAGACGAAGAAATCGAGGCAGAAGAGCAGCAGAAGGCGCAAGAGGCCCAGGCCATGCAGGCAGCCCAAGCCCTCGCGGGCGGGGCCCAGGTTGCAGGCGAGGTCGCCGACGCCAGCCAGAAGGTTGGCCAAGCCATGCTTCCCATGCCGATGCCGCAACAGCCCAGGGGCGGGGCACCGGCTAAGGCGGCACCGAGGCGCGCAGCATGACAAGCAAGAAGCAGTGGGTTCCAAAGGCTGAGCCGTGGAAGCCTGCCGACTATGACGACGATGTCGTCTACGCCGTCCGCGCGCTTTACGCTGGAGTGGCCAACGAGGGACAGCAGAAGCTTGCGTGGTCCTGGATCATGTACGTGACCGGGGCTGGCGACGAATGGGCAGACCTTTCATTCCGGCCGGGCCCAGCCGGGGAGCGTGACACCGTATTTGCCGAGGGCAAGAGATTTGCCGGGCTGCAACTGAGAAAGATGCTGCACCCGGCCGTTACACCAAAGCCTGAACCGACACCGACAGAGGGTAAACATGGACGATCAAAGCGCAGTAGTTGAGGAGAAGCCAGCCGCCGCTTCCACGCCACCGCCGGCCGACACCAAGCCAGCAGCAGCCCCGGCGCCCGCTCCCGCCGCAGACAAGCAGCCTCCGGCACGGTCCTCAATCCTTGACGATGGTGGGGATGATGAAGACGACGCGCCGCCAGCCGAAGGTGCAGAAGGCAGCAAAGAGGCTCCGGCCGCATCTGACGGCAAGACACCCGTTGCTGTGCCGTGGGAGACGCTCAAGCAGCAGATCGCCGGCGGAGATCCCAAGCGCCTTGCAGAGCTCGGCCGCTATCCCTCGTTTGAGGCCTGGACAAAGTCGCAGTGGGCTCTTCGCCAGAAGCTTTCGAGCGGAGAATACAAGCGAGCCCTGCCGGAGAACGCCAGCGAAGAAGAGAAGGCCCAGTGGCGCCAGGAGATGGGCATCCCCAAGGCCGCAACCGGGGATGATGGCTATGAAGTCCCGCAAGTCGAAGGCTACGAGTGGACGCCGGAAGACGAGCCCCTGCTTGAAGCGTTCCTAGGCGACATGTACGCAGCCAATGCTCCCCAGGAGCAGGTGAACGCGGCTCTTGGATGGTACGGCAAGTTCATTGCCCAGCAGCGGCAGCAAGCCTTTGAGGCCGACAAGACTGATCGCGAGACCCGTGGCGATGAGCTTCGCTCCAACTGGGGCAACGAATACCGCGGCAACATCAAGCTGATTGACCGGTATCTGACCGACAAGGAAGTCTTTCCGGAAGGCTTTCGCGAGATGTTCGGACAGGCCCGCGCGCCGGACGGACGATTGCTGATCAACAAGCCTGGCGTGGCCGATTGGCTGGTCCAGTTGGCGCGGGATACCTACGGCTCTGGCTCGATGATGTACGGCGATGCCCGTGTTGGTGCAACGAACCGTCTGGCCGAGATCGAGAAGGTCATGAACACGGACTACAGCAAATACATTGCTGACAAGCTGGACGAGGAAGCCATTGAGATTCGTCGCCAGATGGAAGGCAAGAAGCGCTGATGCAGCGGTGCGGGAATTGGGGAGAATTTCCCCAGTTCCCAATCCCCTGCACCAATCGCAGATAACCCGGACGCCAATCCGGCCCTGTCGAGAAGTCCAGGAAACCCACTAACCGCCAACAAAGCACAGCCCCGAAACCTTTGTCGCATCCGGCTCCCGCAAGGGACAACCCGGGCCGCGGCCGGGGACGGATAACCTTTGCCTACGGCTCGACACTGAAAAACCCAACCTGAAACTCATCTGAAAAGGCTCAAGCCAAATGACTGATACAGCCTATCAGACGCAGTAAAAACTTGCTGCATAACTGGAACTGAACAACTGGAAAGTGTAGAATGCACCGACCAGACGGAAGGCAAATTGGCCCGCAACAAACAAGGGTCGATCATGAATGAATCATTGATTAAGTATCTGGCAGGTCTGCTTGATGCAGACGGATCCTTATCGTTTACGTTCAAAGAAGACCATGGAAACATCTACGTTGGTCTTGTTATGTCTCTGGCATCCTCTGATGCTGTCGACGTGGGCGGGTTTGTGTCATCGCTTCCAACCATTACTGGAATGGGAACGGTACAACGATACGGAGCGAACCAGCAATTCATAGCTTGGCGCGTCTCAAAGCGGGCCGAACTTGAAATGCTTTTACCACGCCTCATCAAACACATGGTGATCAAGGCCAAGCACTGGCAATGGTTGCTGAGCATGTGGCGGGAAAACAGAACTGGCCAGAGGAACGGCTGGGTATGCAACAAGGAGCAGAGACAGCTTCTTGCAGAGCAATCCAGGCAATCACGCAAAGAACGAGTAGGCCCCAATCGACCGAAGAACCACCCCACATGGGCGTGGCTCGCTGGCTATCTCGATGGGGATGGATGCTACACGTACAGGAAAAACGGCCAACAATGGCACATGAAGATAAGCGCTCTCTGTCACGCCAATGACAAAAGCGTTTTGGATTTCCTGCACTCAGCATTCGGTGGGCAGGTAGCAAACACTGAAGGCGATCTATGGCTATGGACGCGCAGCCTCGGTTATCACAACCGCGATTTTGCCTTGGGTTTTCTGCCTCACCTCGCCAAACATTCTCGTCTCAAGCGGCCTAAGATTGATGCAATGATCCATCACCACCGGCAACGACTAAGTGTTCCAGGCACGACCAAGACATTTTGCCAAATCGAAAATTGTCAAAGGCCAACCCACGGGAACGGCCTTTGCAGCATGCACTACCAGAGAAACATGAGGCAAAGTGTAGGCGTGTAAGCGATAGTCTAAAAACGTACTTACGTTTTTGACCGTCAGGAGTACGTCGCTCAGTTCGAGCAGAATTACTCCCTACTGCGTCCGACCACGGTCCAAGAGGCCGTGATCAAGGGTAACACTGCCGTTTTCCTCGTCTCCGGTTCCGGCGGCGCAGTAGCGGTGACTCGTGGCGTCTCGGGCTACATCCCTTACGGGGTGATCTCGAACGTCCAGAACTCGTGCACGCTGGTTGAAACGCACGCGCCGTTTGAGAAGACGTCGTTTAACATTTTTGCCAGCCAGGGCGACCAGAAGCGCGCGATGCAGATGGCGTCGATCTCGGTGATGAACCGTGCAATCGATCTTGCCATCCTGTCTCAGCTCGATACGGCCACCCTTGACACGGGCGCTACTCAGACGGCCTCGCTTCGTCTCGTCAACGTGGCAATCTCCACGCTGTCGAACAACAACGTCCCCATCTGGGAAGAAGACAATATGTTCGGCGTCATCACTGGCGCGTTCCGCAGCTACCTTACGGAAAACTCGGAATTCTCCAACGGCATGTACGTCGACGTGAAGCCGCTCGCTGGCCCCATCCGCAAGATGTGGCGCTGGAACGGCATCAACTGGATGATCAACCCCGCCGTCACTGGCGCGGGTGGCGCATCCGAAAAATGCTACATCTACCATCGCAATGCTATTGGCTTTGCCGCCAATACCAAAGAAATGGATGTGGTCGTTGATTACGACAAGAAGCAGGACAGTTCCTACAGCCGTGCAACGCTCTACATGGGCGCCAAGCTGCTGCAGAACACCGGTGTGGTGCAGATGCTCCACGACGGTTCTGCTCTGGTTGCTTCGTGATAGGGGAGGGATGAACTCATGGCTTATTCTACAGCAAATCGTCCTTACCTCTTTACGCAGTCCATCGGTGGCGCGGCTCAGTCGACCGTTGGTGCCTCTACGGCAGCAACCGGCTACGCCACGCAGAACGGTGGCGGCAACATCTGGGGCTACCAGTCCTCAGATCCCGTCGCGACCGTCGCCGGTGCCAGCTATTTCACGGACGGCGGCAACCTTGGCATGCGCCTTGGTGACATTGTGTTCTCCCGCGACACGGGCCAGGGCACAACGCTCGTGATGGCTATCGGTGTCGTGACCGCTGTTACGACGGCCCCTTCGTCGGGATACCTCCCGGTGACGGTGTACTTCGGCAACCTCGGATCGACGATCTAAGAAAAGACGGGGCGGGAGCAACACTCCCGCCCTTTTCATTTATCCAAACGGAGCAACCGACAATGCTTAAGAAGCTTGACGCTCACTACCTCGCGCACGCCGATCATGGCGGTATGGATACCCAGCTTTATGCGGTCAAGCTCCCGCCCGAAGCTGAATATGAAGATCTCTTCCAGCCCTTCTTTTGGGACAATCACAAGCAGCGCCTCAACGTCATGGACCGCGTGCGCTGCCGTGCGGAAACAGGCGCCTTCGATGTCGAGTTGACCGTCTCGCGCAAGTCCGACAACGGCGAGATCATCATGGAGCTTTGGCCGAAGTTTCCTGCTCACATCAAATCCGCCCGCCTCGCTGAGATTACGGAAACCGGTGACGCCACCAAGGCCGTTCGATCTTCGATCGTGCCTTTGTCTGACCGCGATGGCGAGCCCAAGGCGCGTGTGGAATTCCTCGAGGCGACCAAGTGGCGCGTTCGGGGCTACGACGGCGCCGAAGTCAAGTCAGGTCTGCCCAACAAGACGGAAGCCGACAAGGTGCTGGACAAGTACCTGAAGGAAATGAACCTCATTCTCCCTTCCGAGGAAGCGATTGCTGCGAAGAAAGCGGAGATCGCAGCCAAGAAGGAAGAGCGCGAGGCCAAGGACAACAAGGGTAAGGGCAAGGCAGCCTAACTCTAGGAGATAGCCCGTGGCGACGAAACTCAGCCTTTATAATTCAGCACTCTTTCGCATCAAGCAGCGCAAGCTTGCCTCGTTGTCGGCCGGTGATCCAACGCGCTACGCGCTGGATGACGTCTACAACGAGACCGTCGCCTACATGCTTGAGCAGGGGCTTTGGAATTTCGCCCAGAAGACAATCGCTATTGAGGCGTCCGTTGAAATCCAGACCGAGTTTGGATTTCGCAACGCTTTCGTGCAGCCGGACGACTTTGTCCGGCTGATCTCTATTTCTGCCAATCCATACCTCTGGCCGCCGATGGTGGCCGGACAGTTTCAGTACGAGGTCGCCAGCGATGGAACGCCCGTTTGGCAGGCGGACTGCAACCCGCTTTTCGTGTCCTACGTCTCCAATGATGCGTTCTACGGTGGTGATCTCTCGCGCTGGACGCAGACCTTTGCCGATGCCGTAGCTTGGGAGCTGGCCTACCGTATTGCCCCGCCTCAAACAAACCAAGGGGACGGGGATCGTGGCCACTTGCTGAAGGAAAAAGAGCGAGCCCTTCGCAATGCCAAGACAAAGGACAGCTTGAACCAATCCAACATGCAACCCCCGCCGGGGCAGTTGGTTATGGCGCGGCGCAACTACCGCAACCGGACTCTGTGGGAGCGGTAACGTAAAATGGGAAAGCAAGAAGCACTAACCTA